GCTAGCGCTTACGCTGTTAATCTGGCCTTGCAGATTGCTTTCCGCACCCTGCGCACGGGACACTTCCGACGCCAAGGCAGAGCGCGGCGCATACCAGCTATCAACCCACCCCGTATTGGCAATATGCGAGCCGGTCGAACCGGGCTGATCGGACGGGGTTTTATTCAGCCACGACTCTTCGTTCAGATTTAGCGGACTCGAAACGCCCACCGATCCCACAGACCTAGAGACAATAGTGTCCGTATAGAGCCACTTCCCTGCCCCCACTCTGACGTCTCCGGCTGCCGAAAGCCCTCCGCCGAACGTGCCGCCGCCTGCGCAATAAAGGCCGTTGTCTGTCCCAATGGCAAAGACCTGCGTCCCACCCTTATTGACCTGAATAGGGTTTACGCCATAGCTGGACGGGAGACCTATTTGAAATGCCGCGTACGCCCCGGACGGCAGCGGGCCACCGATACGGAAATATTTTCCAGAACCATCGCTCCCAGTAATATCAACGCCGCCAGTGAATGACGGAGCATTCTTATCCGCCTTCCCGTTGTTCAGAGACGTTTCCGCACCCTGCGCACGACTGGTTTCATTTGACAAAGCCGACTGTGTGGCAAAAGTAGAACCAATCCACGATTGCGTTCCGAACGTTGAACGGACCCACTCAGAGGGCGCATAGTACTTATCTATCCATGCAGTGTTGGGGATAGAGTTCCCTGTGTTCCCAGGATAATCTGATACACCTAGGGTCCGTGAAATATTATCGTCAAAACGGGCTGCACCATTAAAATAAGTTGCCTGCTTAAACGTGGCATATCCATTAAAAATGCTTCCGCTGTCCGCCTGAACGCAGAATGAAAGGTCTCCCCCCTTCCCTACTTCGAACAGATTAACGTTATAGGTGGCAGGCGGATTGATACGAACCGCCGCATAATCTCCTGACGGCATCGAGCCGAAAACAGCATAATTCCCGGAAGAATTGCCGTTTGCAACAAGCAAGCCACTGTCCGCTTGAACTGCACCCTGCGCGTGGATCCCCCTTCCGACGCTCAATGTGTTGCCTAAAGACACATCTCCGGTCTGACGGCTGATATAAAGAGGAATATCAACCCAGTTTCCCGCGTCATCATAACGGTTGATACGGAAGCTAGATCCAGCATTGTCGCCGACTTCTTCGTCATTGGCCGCCACAATAGAAAAACGGTTAAGGCCGTTTGTCTGCATCATGACACCACGGTCATTCCCTGCCGCGCGATTTGCGTACACCACGCCACTATCCACGGCGAAAAGCCCCTCTACGCGCCCGCCTTTAGTGGATAGGCCCGAGAGGTTGGCTAGAGAAGCGTCCGCATCATCGACGTCTGAAAGGTTGCGGTCTGCCCGCAGAACGTCGCTGTATCCAGTCTGTTCGTTCTGAAGCAGAGTTATCCGGTCGCCATCATTCCGGGCGGAATGCAGGCTGATATGAGTATCGTCAATCTTCGACCATTCATCATCCCGCAGACGAACGCCATTGATGAAAACGCCTAGACCATTCGCCGTCACCTTCGAGAGTGTAATAATCGTCTGCCCGGACGCTAGGGTCTGGTCTTCTTCTATCGTATCAACCAGAACCTGAACCGAGGCTGAGGGATCGACCCATTTCCACGCCCCATCGTCATTGGCGGATTTGGCAAGAAACTGCCCGGTCGTTCCACCCTTAAAGACATGCTCCGGGATGACGTAGTTCTCAACCCATAGGCGCGTTGCGACTGAAACATTTTCATCGACGGAAAGATTTACTTCGTCCGAATTTGCCGCCTGAAATGTCATGGTAACGACCACCTGGCCGAAAGACCCTTCTGACGAAGACGGCTTATAGACCTGCGGTAGGTTAGCCACAGCAAACAAAACGCCGTCAGCCGTGTAAAGGCCAGCCTCCCGCATAGTGAAGCCCCCTGAAGACGCGGGAATGATGGCCTCTGCCGTAAACTGATTTGATGTGTCTGGATTGACGGCAATCGCATTCAGAGAGACGCGGACTTGTTCACGAACTAGCCCGGTTTGGGAGGGGTCTGGCATTACTGCATTGCCGCCACCGTCGCCAATCGCCATATGCGTCAGCGTAATCTTTTCGCCACCTGCCTGCGCAGACGTTTCCAGTGCAAGAGCGGCATTCGTTTTAATTGTGGAGTATTTATTTGCCATTATCTCAAATCAAACATTAATTGTAATGCCGTAGCAGGTGGCGCCGCCGCTATATGTACAGCCGTCGAAATTGCCCTGCATATCAATAGTTGATAGATGCGAGCGCGCGTTTTTGTTTGTCTGAACAATACTCAGAATTGTATTCCAATTCTGAATTCCAATATCTGCCGCACCAAGCGTTAATAACAGACGGAAAGTGTATGGATCACGCCTTGGCGCATCATTGAACCATTCAATCATTTGAATATTTAGGTTCAACGCTTCCAGTGCCGAGCGGACCGCGTAAGCGGTCCCCTTCTTTCGGTGGACCATATACGAAGCGGCAACAGTCTGCCGTTTCTGTTCTTCAGACCAATCACTAGACCAGTTCTCAACCCGCCAAGCCCACGCCAGCCAAGGAAGCCATTGGATAGGGATTGTTTGCGGATTGATAGATGAACGGATAGAGCGAGGGATTTCCGCCAGACGCTCCGCCAAAGCGAGGTCAAGGGCAGACTCTAGAGCAGTCGCGTTAGGCGGTAGGAGCGATTCAGACACCAGTTACCCCCGCTGGCTTTATGTCGATTCCAGTGCAGTAGGGGGCCTGATTAATGGCGGACGTAATATCCCCATTCCACCCGACTAAAGCGACCTTTTCAACACCAGATTGCTGCAACGCAGCATAAAGACCGGACGTAGCAACGGTGTACCCAATCCTATGCACCTTATCTGCATATGCCTGCGCCGCTTCCGTGGCTGCTTTAATGACTACGGCTGCATCCGGACCAGGGTAGAGCGTCAGAACCGCATTGATCGAAAACGGGAGTATTTCCGCAGACTTTACAGAAACATTATCTGTCAGAGGGCGAACGTCGTCGGAAGTGATTGCGCTTGAAACAGTTTCAATCAGATCAGACGACGCGGTTCCGTCTCCAGCCGTCGACAGGATATAAACGACAACGTCACCGGGTGTCGGGGATGCAATCTGAACGTCTAAAACCTTGGCGCTTGCGCTCTTGGCGAAATATGCATAGCCGCCCGTGCTCCCTGCCGTGGAGTAACTTTCAAATGAAAGCTGAATTCGCGCCCGAAAATCATCGTCTTTTTCCATGACTGCGGCGGTCGGGGGAATAGCGTTCGGATTTGCAGGCGAAACCATCAGACGAGAAACATTATAGTTCGCTCCGATCTGATCTAGATCGGAGCCTTTCGCATAAGCCAACATAACAGCCTTAAACGCATCATTTCGCGCCTGCTTTTCGACTGCCAGACGATACGCGAACGCCTCGCACAGCTTCCTAACCGGGTCGGACTCGACGACTGAAGAATAATCCGGATACCGCGCGCTAAAATCTGCCAAAAGCGCACTAAGTTCGTCCTCTGCCGAAATGTTAATAATAACCTGCGGAGCCGGGAGGCTTGCGAGGTCAATACTGCTATAGATTTGAGTCGTCATCTCGCTATCTGGATTCCGGTAATCGTCAGATTATTGCCTGTTTCTTTATCCACGGCAGATAGATCAATAGTCATTCCCCCCACACCTGGAATGACGTTCACCTTCGTGATTGATATTCTAGGTTCCCATTTTGCCAGAGCTTCAACGGTCGCCGCATAAATATCCATGACGCCCGACTTGTTCATGGCACTGTCAATCAGTTCAAATAGACGGCTACCATAGTCGCGACGCATAACCCGCGTTCCTATTGGGGTAGTCAGAATATCAGTGATGGATTGCAGAAGGTGATTAGCCCCCTGCAATACCTTCCCCGTTTGTCTGTCCATTCCGATCATTTCGGCCCCCAAATATATGGGGATTTTTTAGCAATCAGGGTAAAAGCCTTACACTGCTGTATGAGAATAGTTCTCTTTTTGATTAAGAAAATGGGCTCTTCTTAAGATCAAGCGTGCAATTCTCGATTTTAGACGCGGCCTGAACCAGCGCGCTTTCTAGGTCCGAAATTGCTTTCGCCATGGCCGCCATGTCCTGCACTGCCGTTTCGATCGGCTTCACGTAGGGTTTGAGGAAGTGAGTAATGAATTTCTCTATCCAAGATATGATCTTCGGCAGTTCTGCCGCTGGGTTTTCCAGTAGTTCCAAGATAGGCTTCACAACCGCCAGTTGCTCGTTCAACCCGTCTAGCTGGTCCTGCAACGCGTCCAAAACCTCGCCTTTGATCTTCTGAATTTCATCGCAGGTTTCCGCGGCCAATATTTGGACCTTCGCGGCTGAAATAATTTCAGGGTTAAATGCCACTTAATTACCTTATGCAATCTCGGTTATAATGCCGTTTGAAACCGTCACAACCTGCCCTGTAGGCGTTGTGAACGCGCCGCTTGCTCCGTTTCCAGCGCTCAAATTCTCACCCGCGCTAATACTTCCGTCGCAGACCAAAGCAGGCCCTTTGACCCTTACTCTTGCATTAGTCTCGATAGTGATCGCGCCTTCCGGGACACTGACAGTCATAGAGTGACGGTCCGGATCATAGGTAATCGTCGCCCCGTCCTTAAACCGCTTCCCCCATACAACCCCCGAAGTCGGAGCCGCCTGCGCATCCTGCGGGACAGCGCCCACAATAACCCCTTGAGACACATCGCCCCAGATCGACAGGACAAGAACCTGCTCACCCACCGTCAGCGTGTCATAGTCAAATGCGTCAAAGGCGCGGCGGCTTGTCCAGTAGAGCCAATCCGTAAGCGTGTTCCCGATAGCGACACGCGCCTGATTACCCTGGACGGCCTGCACTGTTCCGACACGAACTAAATTCGCTATTTCGCGGTCATGTCGGCTAACTGCATGAGCGATACGGCTCATTCCTGCGCCTTCCAGATTTCCCGATAGTCGCCGACGTGATCCGGCCCAATATTCGGTACGCGACCAAGAAAGACGACCTTCGGAACAAGGCCGTCACTCTGCCAAACGGAATCCCCGAAAAAGGATTCTCCGTGGACCCATTCCATGCGCCAGATAGCCAGACGACCAGACAAAGAGGGCGCGAAATCGTCGCGGGAACCAATCAAGACATGAGCCGGGTTCACTCCGCCGCCAAAGCGGTTTTTGTTGATGAACGCGGCGAGGGCCACAGCGGCAAGGCGCATCTGCATCGGTGCCGTCGCCCCGCTTTCACGGCTGAAAATCAGCCTTGCCGAGAAGCGCAGCGAAAGGCAAACCTGCCCGGTTCCGGGATCGGTCGGACCCGGCTCGAATTCTTCCAGTTCCAGAAGGCACGCGGGCGTCGCAAGGTTTTCGTCTTCGTCGTCACGGTAGAATTCGACCGTCTGCAAACTAGGAAAGGCCGCTGCAATCTTGTCGCGGATCGCCGAATGCAGCGCTGTGAGGTCGGTCGTTATATCGTTCCCGTCCGCCATTTTAATTCCGCCTCTAATCGCTTCATGTACTGTTCTTCAAATTCGCGGGTCTGCACGATACGGCGGTCAATGTATTTCACCGCCCGTTCGTAAATATCCACGTTCACGTCATCCACTGGATACCGGGCACGGCTTCGGCGCTTTAGCACGCGCATCCGCCCTGAACGCTTTGAGGCGGTTATGAAGGCGTCAGCCTCATAATACCCCCCGTCACTGGTCCGAACGCCTCCGGTGTCCTGTACGGGCTTTAAATCGGTAAATGGGACGCCATCCAGACCGTACCAGACTTTTGCGCCAAGGATTTCACCTTGAATGCGAAACCGTTTAAGCCTGCGACGCAAAACGCCCTGTCTGATTTTCAGCAGTTCGGACAGTCCACGCAGCGAGCGCGTGACGGCCCATTGTGCCATTCGCGTGTTGGTGGACCCGACGGCCTTCTGAATGTATGCTCCACCGGGATCAATGGCGCGGATGATAGGTAAAAATTCCTCCCATCCGCTAAAGCCGTCTAAGTCGATACTAAGCGCCATTCTGCGACCGAGACAGGCGAAGAACTGCCATTCCGGTTCCATCAGGCTCCGGGTCGTGTGTTAGCCAGAATACGCCGCAGGGAACGACGCCCTGCTTCAATGCAATGCGGTCCCGCTTCTTGAGCAACGCAACGTCCGAAGCCTTGGCCGTCCCCCATGGGGAAGCCGTCGCCATGTCATAGGTGCCAAGTTCGGCAGAAAAGAACTGTTCTTCCAGAATGATCGCGAACGAGTTTCCCGTTTCTGGTGTCGCCGTTACTGCAAAATCATCGGTCGAAACAAACGCGTCTAGGTCATCCCATGCAGGCGTCGGCATTATCGCCCCCGCCCGCGCTTCTGCTTTTCTTCCGGCTCTTTCTCAATGCGCTTGGTCGCGACCAAATAAGCCACGTCCCGAGGCTCAATCTTGGCCGGTTCACCCACTTTGATGACCTGCCCCTTATAACGAAACTCTCGTAGAGCCTTGCGCGAAACCACTGTTTCCCCTTCCGCATGGGGCGGCCATCATAGCCGCCCCGTTTTCATCAGCCGCCAGACGGGGCCGCAGCCGAGCCAATCACGAAGGACTCAACACGACGAACCTGCCAGTCAATGTCCTGGAACGTGACGATACGAACGCCGCCAGACTTGGACTTGCTGTAAGGATCGACCATCATTTCAAGGCCGCCCCACATACCCATCAGAACGTCAGCGAAGTTTCCGAAGAAAACATCACCTGTCTTGATCTGATTGGAAATGTCGCAATCATAACCATTCACGGTATTGCCCGGCTCCCAAATTGTCCCGGCTGCCGTAGCATTATTGGGGAATTTCAGAGTCTGCTTTGCATATCCCCGAAACTTAGAGCGAGCCTTATAACGCATCCCGTCAACATCTGCGTTGGCTTCCGCTACCTCCGTTTCCATATCGACCAGTTCGCCATATGTCGGATTTGCGCCTGCGAACGATGCGGATGCAATGCCCGCCAGATTTTTCAGGCCGGTCGGCTGATGCTCCGAACCAGTCCCGTAATAACCGGATAGATCAATCGTGAGGGCCATGGATCGGGCAAGGTCACGACGCACCAAGCTTTCAACGTCAAGGCTGGACTGCATTAGGAAACGGCGCGTGACATCCGTATAGGCCGCAACAGTCTTCGGCGACATAGTAAGCTGTCCGAAGTCCATATTGCTTTCGGTCGCGTCGTCGCCTTCGCCGAGCCAGTAGCCCTGCGTGGCCGCCGTCTGCTTCGGAATATCAAGATTTCCAATCAGACCTCCGAGCATCGCAACGCCATGCGTGAACGTGGCCTTGTTTCGCAGAATGTCGATATAGCTGGATGCCAGCAGGTTCGTCGCCACGAGGTTGCCACCAGACGCGCCACTGCCGGACTGGCCGTTACTGCCAAGACTCATCTGCGCATCGCGGCGCGCTTCTTCGTGGCCTTCGAATACGGCAGAACGCAATACGTCGGATGGGATAACCCAGTTACCCGAGTCTGACTTGACCTGCTTCGAACGCGCCGCATCAGACAGTTCACGCTCAAAACCTGCGGCGTCCTGCGCCTTGCGGTCCTGCGGGTTCGCCAGAGCACGGGCGATGCGCATAATGGAAAACTTCGCCAGATCGCGCTTTTCCATGCCAATATCAGAATCCGGGCGGCTCACCGGAGCCTCTTTGCCAGTCCGTTCCAGAAGCGCGCGCTGCAAGGTTTCCACGGAACCGTCAGGATTGCTCGCATGTTCCGCCGCCAGATCAGCCGCATTATACTGGCGACCAAGTTCAAGAATATTCTTCACGCGCTCCTGTTCCTGAGAGCGGGCGCGTTCCATTACGTCGTTTTCGTTCACTTGTGACCTTGAAGAAATATTTTCCGGCGCGGGATTTGCGCCTGTATTACTTTCGGGAGCCTTATTATCGGGCGTGTTATTTTCCGGCTCCACTGCGGCATGAGAATAATCGCGCCCTACCCCGACAGAATGATCCGCAGGGACACTGACGAATGAAATTTCGTACGGCTCCCATCCCGTGATGCGATAAACATCATCGCCATCTTCCCGCGTCTCAACGTGCTTCATTGCCGTCACGCGGTAGCCGACAGAGACGTGCTTACGGATTTCATCGGCAACGTCGCTAAAAATCTCATCCGCGCGCGGGGACTTGCTGAAACGCACGGTCGCACGTCCCTTCCCGTCTGCGTCAATCGTCGCGGTTCCCGGAACAACAACGCCGATCTGGTCGCGCGTGTTATGATCCATCAAGAGAGACGCGCTATCATTCAGCCGCGTAAGGTCAGCTTCTCCGGGATCATGCCCCAAAACCTCACGACCAAACCAACGCGGAACCTCTGCGCCTTCGCTTGAAAATGCCAGTCGAACAGTCCTGGCCTCACGGTCCACCCCTTCGACCACGGCAGCGCGAACCGGGCCGCCACGTTCAGAATTCAGGCGGGTAATGATGCTTTCAATGTTCAATTCTTTTTCTTTCCGTCGCTGGCCGTTGCGGCTTCGCCGTCCGGGTCCTCATTAATTGCAATTTTGACCTGATCGCCTTGCGCCGCCTGAATGGCAGTCGCGGGAATGCCCTTTTCGACCGCCAACGCATAAAACTGCGCAATTTCGTCTAGGACTTCCTCCGGGTCGCCTCCGCGTTCCCGAATAATTTCCTGCGGCGATTTAATCAGACTATCGACCGCCTGCCGGTTTGCGGCGGCGTCGCTTTTCGGGTCCACCCAATCCCACCGGCGGCCGTGGAAAGTCGAAGCCCGCAGGATCGCCCGCAGTCGCAACGGCGGAACCTTGTATCCATCGTCATTAACGATCAGCCCACGCAAAAGCGCAGGCGGAACCCATCGCCGGAAAACAGGAATGCAAAGGCCTTCGATCAACAATTTCTGGTCTTCTTTCCAGAGTTCCCGCTCTTCAATGGTACCTGCACGAATGGACGAGAAGTTCACGCCTTCAAGGTCATTGCCTAGAGACGGATAGTTCATCCCCAAGCCCGCACCGACACCACGCAAAAGCGACTTCGTGAATGTCGCAATCACGCTATCAGGGAACGACGGGTCCCATTTTGTGAGATTGGCCCCAGACGGCAGTTCAAGAAACGTCCCGCCTTCCGCCGTGATGCGAATAGGTTCTTCGTCGTCTTCGTCAGGCTCCGGTCCGCTTTCGGGGTCCCATGTGATAAGCCCCATCTTGCCAGCGCCGATTTCCGCGTTCATCGCCGCGTTGTCCTCAAAACCTTTCAGGCGCTTGAGGCGGAACAGTGCAGACATGGCCCAAGGGAAGCCGCGCCGCTGGCCGATCATGTCATGACGATAAACGTGCAGAACCTCATCAGCCGGTACGCGCTCATATTTGCGCCCATCGAATGCGTAATAGTTCGCATGGTCATCATCTGACGTGAAAAAATATGCTACCGGCTTTTCGTTCTGGTCGTACTCAATACCGCAGCGAACGAATGTTCCTGTTCCAGTATCCGAAACCTGATAATCAACCGGACACCGAACAGCGTCGATCATTTGCAGTTGGAAACCATAGGGACCGGCTGAAACTGTTTTAACAAAAACCTCGCCGTCAATGGCAAGCGTGGATGCCGCCAGAAGCAGCATTTGAAGCCAAGACTTCTTGCCGGTTACGTCGCAATTTTCAGCTTCACCCCAATCCTCCCAAGATTGCAGGACGGCACTGTTTGTCTTTGCGTCGCTCCTGGAAGTGCTGGAAACCTTAACCGCACAACGTAGCTTCGGACCATGCCCGACAACGTTCGAACGGACACCACGGACAAAACGCCGCATGTATGGATCATTGATTGCCATATCTCGGGAACGCGCCTGCAAAATCCGATGCCAAAGCATCAGCATTTCGTCAGGCGTTACCGGCGTTCCTGTCCACGTCTCTGCGAAGCGGTCAACACGAGCGGCGTCAATTCCACCAACAAGCCGCATTGCATTGCGCGCACGACGACCGGGAATTGCTGTCCCTGCCATCATGTCGCGCTTGCTCTTTCCGCCGCGTTTCAGCCAGCCGAAAACGCCCATTAAAATATCACTCTATGTTCACGAAATACGCTGCGACCGCTTTCTTTTCGAACAAGAGAAGCGTAGCGCGATTTGAACCGAAGCAGATCGCCAAGCGGCGTCCGCTTTAGTTCTCGGTTATTGATACGGTAGCTTTCCTGATCCAGAGACGCGCGCCGCTCAATAACAGCGCAAATCGCATCATAAATGCGTCGGTTCTGGGATCGGGTATCGGTGCCAGCGGGAAGCGACGCAATATCCGCAAGAATTCGGATAGTTCCGCTACCTATTTCACTAATATTGCCGGACTGGTCCGTCTTTCTTAGCGAATATGCGTAACTTCCCGCTGGCCAATTCGTCGTCTCAGACGCGGGCACAGAAATGGAAACCCCAACACTTTGAAGGTTTATAGAACCGGGGCCACGCAAATAAAGCGTGACGTTATCGCCCGTCTCGACATTAAAAGTCGTACCACCAACAAAATTATCAGGGAGGCTAACGCGCCTCATTGCGGTTTCCTCCACTTTCTGCGCCGCGCAATCCGAGGCAACGCCTTCTTATCGCCCGCCTTTTCTTCGCCTTCCACTGCGACATGAGAATTTGAAGCGGGATTTATATTTTCTTCCTCACGTTCTTTATTTTCTTCATTTTCGGATTTGATTGCCCGCATTTTAGGGTTCATGATTTTTAGCGCCGCATAAGCATAAACACGGCAGTCCAGGGCTTCGTTTCTTGCCTTATCCGGCTTTACCCATTCGCGCCGGTTGACGTTGCCCTTCTTGTAAATCATCTTTTCCGCCGTGATCTGCTTAAACCATTCCTCTTCCCGATCTTCCGGGACGTGCATGTATCCGGGACCACCCTGCATTGAGGATGAAACTGTTTGATTGATCCGGCGCATGACAACGAGTTTCGCTTCATCGACGGCGACCGGGAAAATATCTACCTTCCTGCGGTTTTTGCCAGACTTACGGCGAGAGGGACCGGGGACAATGGGGTTCCCCCATGACGGCGAATACCCTTTGACGCCGAATATTCTGCGGCCCGTTTTTCCACGCAGCCAATCCCAAGCGGCCTGAGGGTATCCAGTCGTTCCGCCAGTATCGAGGCAGGACGCGGAAATCTTCATCTCAGATCCGTCTGACCTTGTGAACGTACTCGACTTTATAACGCGTTCGAGATCATCGAAGACTTCGCCTGCCAGCGGGTCGCCCCAAAGCACCCCATATTCCAGCGACCAAGACTCGCCGTTCTCACCCCAGCCGACAATCTCATATTCAAGCCGGTCCATCTGCATATCTGCGCCAAGCGTGATATAAAGCACACCATCCGGCAGATGATCCGGGAAGGTATACCGCAGCGCGTAAAGGGTTTCGGGTTCGGCCCCGTCGCCTTTGACCTCATAGGTCCGGGATAGCGTGACGTTTGCAAATGATTGCAGGTCGTCAATTTTCAGCTTGTCGAGATAGTCTTTCACGATGTCGCCGAGTTTGCGGAACGTCGAATAGGCTTCCCATGCGTGATAGGACGCATGGCCCTTAAATGGACGTGTCGCCTTCCAGCCACCGCCTACCCGTTCCGCCTCCCGCAATGCCTTGATACGTTGCCCGTCCGACCAGAGGCCCCCGCATTCTTCGCACATATAAGCGGCGCTATCCGGGTCGTGGTCGTCGTGTGCGTCAAGTTCCGCATCCGCCAAGTCTGAAGACTTGCGCCCGGTCCACGTCACGTTTGACCAATTAAGAACCTGCAAGGCATCACAGTGAGGGCAGCGCACATGAAAATAACGCTGATCGCCAGACTGAAAGGCCGCTTCGATATAAGAATGGTGTTTGACCGTCGGGGTCGAGATTTCGATTAGAAAGCGGTCGTCGCCGAACGTGGCCGAACGCTGCCAAATCAGGGAAACCGGGTGCCCTTCTGACGTTGCCGGGTAGCCGTCCACTTCGTCACAGACGATGAACGGGGCCGAGCGGGATCGCATGGTTTTAGTCGATCCCGCCCAAGCAAACATCAGGAAGCCGCCCGGATAGGACTTCATCGACTGATTGTTGACGCCCTCACGCCCGCGAGGCTTTGCCAGTAGGCGCGTGATTGATTCGCACGCATCCGCCAACGGCTGAAATTTGGTCTCTAGCCAAGTCTTCAAATCGCCCTGGCTAGGCTGCATCATGATCTGGCTGCGAGGTTGCTGCGCAATGGCGAACCCCTGCGCGCCGAGGGCACAAGTCGTCTTACCGATCTGCGCGCCCCACATTAGCGTGACGCGCCGACAATTCGGGTTTGTGAACTGGTCCATAGGTTCGCGCTGGATTGGCGCGTTCAGGATGCGATAATAACCCGGCACGGCATTGCCTTCCGGGATCTTCAAATTCTTCTCGCACCATGCAGACGGCGCGAGGTTCGACGGGGGCCGGAACATAGAGAGGGCCGAGCCAATCGCGCGCGCGGCCCCCCGCCAGTTATTCAGCCCCGTTAGGCTGATCTGCATCTAGGTTTTCGTCCAATGCGTTCGTATTAAATTCGGACAGGGCCGTTAGGGTCCGGTCGATTTCTTCAAGCAATGTCTTTGTAAAAATTCGTTCGTCGGTTTCGCCAACGAGAAGCGAGGCCGTGCGCTTCGGAATATTGCGCAGGCTAGTCCGAACCTCTGCGAAGACCACAGACAGGCGGCGCTCTAACTGATCGAGCGGGACAACAAGTTCGGCTTCCTTCGCAAACTTGAGGCGTTCGCGTTCGAGTTTAACGAGCGCGGTTTCTTTCTCGATAGCCTCTAGGTCGTTCAGCTTTCCGTCTGCGGCGTGCTTTGCGCGTTCTTCTCGCCACTGAATTACGGCTGCCGTGTCGAACTGCCATTCAGTCCCGCGCGTACCTGGGCGAACTACCGGCATTTTGTCTTTGACCCACGCATTCACGGTCGGGAGGGAAATTCCCAAAATCTCCGCCAATTCGGCGCGATTTACTAACCTACCCTCCGTTTTTTTAGCCAAAATCGCACCACTTCAAAGAAAACAAAAAGTCAGGTATTTTTTGCCACCCACAACGAAAAGCCGGGGCTGTCGGGGCAGTCGCAAACGAAAAGGTCCGGGAAGGACCCAATGACTACCCCGGCCTGTGGATAACTCACAACTTATCCACATATCAGGGGGCAAGTCTGTTGATAACTTTGTGGATAACTCACACCCTCATGGCACCACGTCAAAGCCACGCAGGCCGTGCAGGTAAGCCCAGAGCCGCGCCTTATCGGCCTGGCACTGCGCATCGTGCTGCGCGACTGCGACATGGTTCGTCAGCAGGTCGGACAGGCTGCCAGAGGCAAGCGCAGGAACGTCGCCGTCTGGCCGTGCGTAGTCAGGGAGTGTGAGGGTTGGACGTGATGCCACTACCAACGGCGGCGTTGGCACTGTTCCAGATGCGCAGGCCGTTAGCGTCAAGGCCGCAGCTAGTGCGAGGGAGTGTCTGGGCTTCATACTTCAATTCCTGAAAGGCCGTATCGCTTACCTTGCGGGCGGCTTCGGTGTCTGACGTGGTGCGAGTGAGTGACAGCGCATTGGCCTGCGCATCGGTGGCCGCCGTCTGGTATGCCTTGGCCGCCTCGGCTGCCTCGGTCCTGCGATACTCTGCAAAAGCGGCCTGCGCAGTTTCCAGCTTCGCCTTGCCAGCATTGGCGGCGACGTGATGACCGAACCAGAACGCCAGAGCCGCAACCACACCAATGACAAGCAGCTTCGCGACAGTGATCGAGGCTTTGATTTCTTCAAGCATGACGCACCACCAGCACGCACGAGGCGGACACGATTGCAGACAGGATCAGGGCGACCTTGCCATAGGTGCGAACCTCGCCGACCGCGACCAGACAAGCGCCAACACAACCGGCGAAGAAAAGCACGCCGACCACGAAGGCGGCGGCATATGAAAGAGCAGTCAGGATCATGCCTGCATCCTCTTGGCAGCATCGCGATAGGCAATCGCCGTGAACGCAAAGATCAGGAAGACGGCAAGCGCGGCTTCAACACCAACGCCGCCGAAAGCATACGCCGCCGTATAGGCCGTCATCAGGACCGCATTCACGACCAAAGAGGCCAGCAGGAATTTCGTAAACAGTTTCAAGTTATGCCTTCCTTCCGGTGACATACAGAACCACGCATCCGCAAAGGAATGGCGGGACAGAAGCCCAGGCATCCCAATGGAGCGCAATGGCTTCGATCAGGCGGATGGCGGCGCAAGAAACCATCATCCAGCCAGAGAACCGCAGGACATGCAGGGCGAAAGGCGGAATCATAGATCAGCCCACTTTCCACCGCTCGCCTCGACTATATGCAAGTCAGCCCGCAGCATTTCCATGAATGCCACGAACTGAGCGCCGTTCAGGCGGTAACCGCAGGCTTTCAGGTTGTGATACGCCTCCGGCAACGTCGAAACACTGGTCAGGTCGAGCAGGTTGACCACGCATGATGCGCTTGCCTCGCTCCACATGCGAACGCATTCATCATCAGAAAATCCCGCGCTCTTGAGCAAAGTTGTGACCTTTGCGCGCGTCGGCAAAATGCAGGTACCGGAACGTGAAAGCTGATCGCGGCGGACCTGACGATAAGCCGCAATCAGGGCGGCATGACGAACGAAGTTCAATGAATGACCTCCGGTTCTGCGAAATCGTTTTCCGAGATCGCGCCGTCCTTCATTGCGATTTCAAACCAGTAATCGGCCTGCGTACACGTCGCCTTGTAGAAGATGGCTTTTGCCAGTTCGATAGATGGCTTTTCGACGCCACGAGGGCAGAACCCACGAGCGACACGCACGGCCTGCACAACACGGGCATGTTCGATTGAATGCGCCTCACGGTCGCCCATCACGATAATGCGGTGCTTCATACGACCACCCCGCCAGCTTCCCGGTAAGCATCAGTGAGGAACGCAAGCGTGTTCTCATGCTGGCCGTATCCTGCGCCCGGAAGCGAAGCCCAACGCGAACGGCATTTGTGAACCGCGTCTTCAAAACGGCCTGCGTTCACGTCGTCATACGCATGGCATTCGCGGATAAGGCAGATCGCAACACGGTCCTGTTCGTATGGTTCGAACGAGGTGAGGGCGAGATATTTCTTATAGTAGGGCCAGAAGCGGCCCATGATCTGATAAGCCCCGGCTGCATCCGACTTCACGGCCGGATTGAAGCGCAAGGGATGGTCCTTATAGGACTTGAAAAGGTACGGTCGAGCGACAGTCGAACCAACGATGACGTTATAGCCTTCATCGGAAACGGCCATGAGAGGCCGCCCGATTTCGGAAACCGTAATCATCGTCAAGAACGCCTGCATATTCGGGCTAAGGCCCATCATGCGCGGCATTTGCGATAAATCCTGATTGAATTGTGATAGACGATCAGCAGCGCGCATGACGCTTCAAGCGTAACGTCGCGGACTGAAACGAAATGCGGGTCCATCGCGACCGGCCAAAGCATTGCTGCCGAAGCCGATGCGGAAAAGAAGTAGATCGCCTTCCCTACGAAGCCGTCTTTGTTCTGCGCCAGCCGATAGACAGCCCATGCGAGCATGATGGCGGCGGAAACAACCTGGATAATTTGCAAGGCAATCATTTCGGACCCCCGAGAAGGCCAGACATGAAATCACCGAGGCGAACGCTTCCGATAAGGTCCAGAGCCTTCGCGATGACGGAACCCGCCAGAAGCCCGCAAAGGAAAGCGGCGACAGGCTGCGCCATGCCGAAATGAGCCGCAACCACAGGGCCGAGGTAGTATGAAGTCACGATGCCCGTGAACAGGAACGTAAACCGCTGCGTCCGCGTCTTCATCGCCGGATGATACGGTAGCGCGACGACCGCGCCGAGGATGCCAGCCAGCCATAAAGCCCCGGTCTCTTTTGTTTCGGAAATATTCATGCAGCGGCTGCCGCGCTTCGGCGACCGGCAAGCCGATAACAGGTTGCCAGAGACACGCCTGTTTCCTTCGCGATGCGCGAAATGTTCGAACCCGTCTTCATGAGGGTGCGAGCGCGTTCGATTGCGACGAAACGATCAGGGCAACCTAGTGTCAGTTGGGTGCCGCCATATGCTTCACACAGCTTTTCCATTTCAGGAAAACCGATGATACTTGCAATAAAACTTTCCGCTTCCGCTTTTGCAGGAACATAAAGCCAGCGATGTCCACCGACAAACGGCACGGAACGAGCAATATCAACAGCTTTCGCAAGGCCGATTACCTTGCTGATTTCTTCCAAATTATTCGACGCCATCTCTGCCAAAACTTTTACTAAACGGATGGCTATTTATAACCGGGCCGATAATCCCTTTGCACTGCAAAGTGAGAAAAGTTCTCTTCTTTAAGAAGAAAGTTTTACCTGACTACCAATAGTGCGGGGTTTGGGTGGTTTGCGGGGT